CTGACTACATCCAGAAGATCTACGAGGACGCCATGTTCGTGGCGCGTGAGAACAACCTCATGGGATCTCTGGTGACCAACTTCAGCGGCCAGGGCATCGCCCCCCGCCTGTCGTCGGTCTACTCCGCAGGCACCATCGGTTCTATCGCTGACAGCGATGACCTGTCCTCGCAGGCCTTCACCCCCAGCACGCTGGCCACGCTGACTCCGGCTGAGGTCGGCGCCCAGTTCCTCATCACCGACCAGCGTGTGGAGTCGGACCCGATGGCGGTCGTGCAGAACGCCGCGCTGGAACTTGGCTCTGCCATCGCCACCAAGATTGAGACTGACATCATCGGCAACTTCGGTTCGCTGACGGGTGGCACGGTTGGCACCGCTGGTTCGGTCCTCACTTGGGGCCGCTTCTTCGCGGGTGTCGCCCAGTTGCGAGCGCAGAACGCGCCGGGTCCGTACTACGCGGTGCTGCACCCGTACCAGATCCACGCTCTGGCCAAGGAGGCCGCACCTGCTGGCACCAACATGAACGCTCCGGCGTTCGGTGACGAGGTGATGCGGATGCGGTACTTCACGCAGGCCGCTGGCTGCCTCATCTTTGAGTCGTCCAACATCACGGCGGGCACCGCTGCGGTGGCTGGCATCTTCTCTCCGATGGCGCTGGCCCTGGACGTTCGCCGCGCTCCGCGCATTGAGCGCCAGCGTGACGCCAGCCGTCGCGCCGACGAACTGAACCTGTCGGCGGTGTACGCGCACGGTGTCTGGCGTCCCAAGTTCGGCGTGAAGGTCATCGCCGACGCTTCCGTGCCCACCTCGTAGTTAGGAACCGGAGACAGCAGTGAGCATGGCCGGAAGGGATAGGCGACGGCTGACAAGCGCAAGCCCCCGTGCGCTTCCCTTCCGGCTCCCTGCTATTCGGGGGATCGCAAGGGGGCTTGCATGAACATCCTGTGGCACTCAAACGCGCCGTGGGCCGCAACCGGCTACGGCGTGCAGACGCGGCTGTTTACGCCGCGCATCCGTGACCTTGGGTACGACGTTGCCATCTCGGCCTTCTATGGGCTGGAGGGCGCGTCCATCAACTGGCAGGGGATGAAGGTCTACCCCCGCGCCTTCCACCCATACGGGATGGATGTGATCGCAAGCCACGCCAAGGACCACAAGGCTGATGTGGTCATCAGTCTGGTGGACGCATGGGTGATGGACCACGAGCGCATGGGCGCTCGCTGGGCGCCGTGGTTCCCAGTGGATCACGACCCCATCCCCGAGGCTGTGGCCGAGACTGTGCGCCACGCCTTCCAGCCCATCGTCTACGCACACCACGCTGAGGACGCTGCCACGCAGGCCGGGCTGAATGTCGCCTACGTCCCGCACGGGGTGGATACCACCACCTACTCCCCCACTTCCCAGGCTGAGGCTCGCGCCCGGTTCGGGCTTCCGGCTGACGCCTTCGTGGTCGGGATCGTCGCTGCCAACAAGGGCAAGCCGTCGCGGAAGGCACTGCCCACGCAGTTGGAAGCCTTTGGGCGCTTTCACGCTGACCACCCTGACGCGCTGCTGTACCTGCACACGCACCTGATGCCTGACATGGATGGGCTGAACCTGCCCGCCGTGATGCAGGCCTGCGGTGTCCCCGAGGACGCAGTGCGCGTCTGCGACCAGTACCGCAACATCATGGGCTACGCCGATGAGGTCATGGCCACGCTCTACTCGTCCATGGATGTGCTGCTGTCGGCCACGATGGGTGAAGGCTTTGGCGTCCCCATCATTGAGGCGCAGGCGTGCGGCACGCCGGTCATCGTCGGCGGCTGGACCGCCATGCCGGAACTGGTCGGCCAGGGCTGGATCGTTGCCGACCACGAGCGCGTGCTAACGCCAATGAACGCCTACCAGTACCAGCCCACGCTTGACGGCGTGCTGGAGGCGCTAGAGGCCGCATACGCGGTGCGCGGCGATCAGAAGGTGCGCGACGGCGCACGCAAGTTCGCCATGCAGTACGACGTAGACCATGTGACCAAGACTTACTGGGCGCCTGTGCTGGCCGACATGGCCGAGCGCATCGCTGACCAGCCCGGTGACGCGCCACCTGTTGAGGTGCTGGCAGCGTGAGCGTGTCTGTTGTCATCCCCACCATCAAGGGCCGCGAGCAGTTGGCAGAGCGCACCATCAGTGCGTTCCGCGCCACGGTGGACGCTGACGACATCCAGATCATCTTGGTCAAGGAGCGCCCGAACATCGGCATGGCGTGGAACCACGGCGCTGCGGTCGCTGATGGTGACTACCTGATGCTGGCGGCTGACGATGTGCTGCCGCGCCAGGGCTGGTACGAGGCAGCCAAGGAGGCTGTGGAGCGCGGGTACTACCCAGCGCCAATGATTGAGAAGATCAACGGCGAGGTGCTGGCCACAGGCTCAATGGGTGGCGGCTGGCTGCTGACCGGATGCGCCGACTGGGCGCCGGTCTGTTCCTCGCAGTTCCCCTTCATGGACCGTGCAGCGTGGGGCGAGATCGGGCCGTGCCTAGAGATCCACTACTTCGCTGATGACTACCTCGCAGCCCGCGCTCGCGCTGCGTCATGGACTGTCGCCTACCGCAAGGGATACCGGCTCACCCACTTGGAGGGTGTCGCTGGGCGCGACGAGATGGTGCGCCGCTCCATGACCGACCGGCTCCAGTTTGAGCAGGCGCTGGCCAACGGTAAGTGGGCTGAGGTGGCCGCGTGACGCCCCGTGTCCTCATCACTGGTGGGCTTGGGTTCTTGGGCAGCCACCTCGCTGACGCCTACAAGGCTGAAGGCTGGGATGTGCTGGTGCTGGACAACCTGACCGGCCATGTGGTCGCTGTCACACACCCAACGATCTCGTCAGTGCTGATTGGTGATGCGCGTGCGGTCACTGCCAAGAATGTGGCAGCGGTGGATCTGGTCGTACACGCGGCAAGCCCTGTGGGTGCTGCGGGCATCCTCCCCAGGCAGGGCACTGTGGCTGGTGAGATCGTCGGCGCCACTCAGAAGGTGACCGACGCCTGCGTGACCGCTGGCGTCCCACTCATTCACATCAGCACCTCAGAGGTCTACGGCATCACTGGCGTGGCGTCAGAGACTGACCCCTGCACGGTGCCAGCCCACTACTCCGCACGGCTGGAGTACCAGGCGGGCAAGATCGCCGCCGAGCAGGTGGTGGGTGCGTCTGTTGCCCGTGGGCTGCACGCGGTGCAGATCCGCCCGTGGAACATGGCCGGACCGCGTGAAGCCAAGGCCAAGGGGTTCGTGGTCCCGCGCATGGTCGCGCAGGCGCTTGTGGGCGAACCCATCACCGTGTTTGAGGGTGGCGAGCAGGAGCGTGCGTTCACTGGCGTCTGGGATGTGTGCCGGTTCATCACGGGCTACCTGCCGAGCGACTACGAGGAATGGCAGGGGCAGCCGTACAACGTCGGCAACCCAGCCAACCGCACCACCATCAACGAACTGGCGCACAGTGTGCGTGAGGTCACAGGCTCGCGGTCCCCCATCGTCCACACCTCCGGCAAGCGCGTGTTCGGCCCGCGCTACGAGGAAGCCGCAGCGGGCACCAAGTTGCCCAACGCTGATGTGGCCCTTGCCACGGGCTGGGTGCCAGAGGACACCATCACCGACATCATCACCCGCACTGCCGCCGAGCAGTTGGCCCCCGAGGAGGCACTGGCCGCATGAGTCGCACAGGCATGGCAGACCTGATCCAGCGGGTGCGCTCGCTGACTTTCGCGGGCACGGCTGAGTACGCGCTGGGCACCGCAAACTACTGGGATGCAGACCAGATCGAACAGGTGCTGGACCGCCACCGCATGGACATCATGCGCGAGCCGCTGATGGCTGAGGAACGCTACGACAGCGCAGGGTCGGTGTCGTACAACATCTTCCACTCAGGCTTCTCGCACCTGGAGTCAGGCACCGCGCTGTTCATTGAGGACGCGACTGGTGCAGACCGTGGCGCGGCGACCTACACAGGCGACTACCAGCGTGGCGTGTTCACCTTTGCCGCAGATCAGGCAGGCACCGCGCTCTACCTCACTGGGCGCACCTATGACCCGTTTGGCGCCGCTGCTGAGGTGCTGGAGTCGTGGGCGGCATCTGAGGCCAGGTCATTCGACTTCAGCGCCGATGGTCAGTCATTCAACCGCTCGCAGAAGGCGCAGAGCCTGCGCGAGCAGGCGCGTATTCTGCGTAAGCGGGCAAGGATCACCACGAAAAGGCTGAGGACCGGCTGATGTTGTCAGCCGCTGAACTCGCAAGCCTTCGTGCGACTCTGACCACCAGCCTGCCGGGGACGGTGACGGTCACTCGCTCGTCCGTCACCGCCGATGGGTTCGGTGGTCAGACCGAGGCATGGGCTGCCATTGGGACGGTGGCAGCCCGTGTCTCACCTACCGGCAACGGTCAGGAGAACATCACCGCTGGCGGCGTCATCGCCGTTGCGCCGTGGACGGTCACCATGCCCTACGGCACCAACATCACCGAACGCGACCGGCTGACCTATCAGGGGCAGACGCTGGAGGTCATCACGACCAGCAGCCCCCGTGACTGGGGCACTGCGGTGCGCTGCGATTGCCGAGAGGTGGCCTAGTGCCGGTGATCTACAACAGGCTGCCAGCGGTCGCTGCCAAGGCTGGGCCAATGGTTGCCAAGGCGCTTGCCAAGACCGCCTATGACACCGAGGCTGAGGCAAAGTCGCTGGCGCCGCGTGACACCGGCTACTTGGCCAACAGCATCATGGCCGAGCAGATCGGTGCGCTGAAGTGGCGTGTGTACGCGAACGCTGACTACGCACTGTGGGTTGAGGTCGGCACGCGCCGCATGGACGCGCAGCCGTATCTGGAGCCTGCGCTGCGCCACACATGGCCGTCGCTGAACACGGCGCTTGGAGGGCTTGCGTGAGCATCGCTGCTGGGTCTGCGATCTACTCGCGGCTGTCTGGTGACAGCACGCTGACGAGCCTGGGCTGCACCGGCATCTACTACGGCGTAGCGCCGCAGGGGGCCGTGTCACCGTACGTCACCATCCAGTTGTCTGACGGCACCGACACCCGCGTGTTCGGCGCACGGGCGACGGTGCGCGAGGTCTGGATCATCAAGGGCTGGGACACCGGGGCGTCCCACAAGCGTGCCAAGCAGTTGTCAGAGCGTGTGGATGCGCTGCTGGATGAGTACGACTTGGTGGTGGGGGGAACAGCCGCCATGAACTGCCGCAGGATCGGGGAGATGCCTGATCTGACTGAAGATGACAACGGCGTTGTGTACCGGCAGGCAGGCGCCCGTTACGAGTTGGAGGTACGCGCATGAGCGACAAGTACCGGGCACTCGTCGGACTGGACTACCCGCCCGCCAAGCGTGTGGAGGCTGGCCAGATCGTGACCGACCTGCCTGAGCAGAGCATCAAGTGGCTGAAGAAGCAGGGGCTGATCCAGCCCGCTGAGACAACCCCCGCAGCAGGAGGTAACACCGAATGAGTCCATCGTTCATCCACGGCAAGGACGCCGTGGTGTACCAGGACGGCAACGACCTGACCGGCTACCTGCGGTCACTGAGCAACAGCGCCGAGGTGGAAACCGCTGAGGCCACCACCTTTGCCGACGATGACAAGACCTACATCACTGGCGTGACCGACGCGACGGTGAGCGCAGAAGGTCTGTTTGATGCGACCTTCGACGGGAACATCAACAGCCTGCTCGCATCCGGCACCAAGTCGGTGTGGAGCATCTACCCGGCTGGCGATGCT